CTATTCCTTCTTGGTAACTCTGAGCTATATTATATTTAATATTATCCGTCACACGACGCATAGTCCTAGCTGAAGCTGTGAATGTTTGCCTCGCTAAGTGATCATAGACTTTCTGATCATAATCAAATAGTGTTAATTGTTTATCACGGTCTAATTGCAGATTAATAAGATTTAATGTAAACTTTCGTGATCTACGGAATGTCCGAATATTTTCATATAATACCGTATCTGTATATTTTGGTTCAAGGTCATAGACAGGTTGTAATATGTCATGTACTTGATAAGATAAAATATCGTCTGGATTATAGGTTTTAAGGAACTGTTTCAATGTTTTTTTCTCAGCAGCACTAAATAACTTGTTAAGCTCAGTGTTAAGTGCTTCTTCTGCTTGTAACCGCATCTGATACTCGACTTCTAAGCCTGTTAAAAGCGTCCTTGACAGCCCTACCTTCAACGCCATCTGACTTATCACTATCCTCACCATCCACACCACTTAAATCATTCTCTAACCGTCTAAGCACACTACCCGTACCCGGCGGGTCCACACCCATGTTAATATATAAACTGTCCAGGGGCACGCCGTTAATATAATATTCATCTAGATAAGGATTCTTTGAGTCAGCCTTCAATCCAAACCTTTCACCGAAGTACTCTATTAACTGCCGCGGGGTCATAGCTGCCATGCGGAAGAGTTTACCTGCAATCTTAATATCTTCCAGCATATCCCGTGTGTCAATCTCTGATATACTAAATTGCCAATCAGTGATATCAAACTCGTCACGTAACAACCAATTAATATCCTCCTCGTTATCACTCTGTAACGGCTCAACCACACTCATTTTATAAATCTTAGTAGCTTCATCAGTGTTTGACCCACCTAAAGCTCCGGTTTCATTTATACCAATCCGGTAGCCGGGTACACGGTGGGCTGTTAATACTTCATCACGATTGTCCTTCCGGTACATCCTGAAAGACGCTTCTTTAGTTTCTATGCTGAGGGGTTGTAATTTAATCTCTACATTACCCTCTTCCCCTTCTGAGGGTATCAATATTGTAATAGCGCTGTGAGGATTATTTATAACCTCTTTGATTTGCTGTGATATCTTATATTTCAATGTTTGTGTTACATCATAATCCGGGTCGCCGGGAACCTTATCATAGTCCTCAAAGTCCCCTGCCACAGTAACTGCAAATGCTGGCATACCATAATTCTTAAAGAATGCTGTGTTATAGTCAGCCCGACTGGTATCACCATAAATTGCCCGTATAGCTGGTACAACCTTGGCTAATCCGTAATACTGGCTTTTAGGGGTGTAATCCATACTCCATAATAATTCATTAGCCCGTTCCTCGGGTCTTAAACTATTATAATTATGTTTCTCCCCAGTGTCAGCATGTACATCATACGGTTTACCCTTCTCATCCCTGTTAGCACCATAAAGTACGAACCAGACCGTTCGTGTCCCTACCTTCTGAACTACACGCACACCATCCCTGTGTCGTCGTAAAAGATGAGAGGGTATATGTACCAGATTCACCGGAGGTGTACGGCTACGACCCTCACGTATAATCTCAATTGCACCGTAACCCATTGCCCGGCGGTCATAGTCACGTTTACGTAGCACCTTATTAATCCCGTGCCGTATCCTCATAATAAATTCTTCAGCTTTTATCTTTGATTCATCACTACCCTCCCTGCCGGGTACGGGGTTAATAGTCCAGTTTAAGCCGCCGGCATCTGTTGCTACCACGTCACAGCATTGGGCGTGGAATGTGTTAATCTCTAGTAATTCTGCGAGTTGGGATGGGTCATATAATGGTTCGAGTAGTGTCTCTCCATACTCCCATCCATCACTCTTTAATTGTTTACTGCCCTCATTGTCTACGTCTGCCTTGATAGCATATTTTTCCATGACACCCGCACCTATAAGGTCCCATGAACCATCGTCTTTGGTTACAACAAATGCATCTGGTTTATTCTTCTTCATACTTTTATTCTCCGCCGTGGCCTCATCCAGTGCCGTGCTGAGCCGGACATAGTGTCGACAATGTTGTCCTCACCGCCATCCTCACCATTAAATGATATTAATTCATCACATATCAGTTTAATTTTCTTATTATTTATTTTATCAGTGTTAAATTTGATTCTGCCCGTCTCAGCTAATATTTCAAGGTCAAAACACCTGTCCAGTTTGTTTATTTGGACTTTATCTCTTTTTATGCTGATACCCTTCAACTTTCGTGAACGTCTGAACTTTGTAATTAATAATTTACTTCCACTGCCCGGTTCTTGTTCTATGATAACTTTAACATTCCGCCCATCCTTGAGTGTTGTTACTTCAAACCGATTAAGCGTGGTGTGGGCACTGAATTTACCATGCACCAAACCATTTATAACCATCTCATCAGTATTCCATCCTGTTAATAGGCCGGCGGTGGCGTCTCCTTCATCTCCACTCGCAGCGAAATCCCAGTACCGCATCATATTCATGTCGTCTGGTAATTCACTATTATTCGTTAATATTTCGGGTAGTAACTCGCCGCGTTCATCATAGAAATATTCTGGTTTGAATATGTTCCCTTCACGTTGCGTAGGCTTACCTTGATAGATAGCGTTGAATAGATAGCTGCCCATAGCCTTCTGTTCTGCTTCTAACCATGATTTACTCCGTTGCTCAGGCCAGAGCACTTCACCCATGCTCCGTCCTAGTAAATCTGTTTCGGGGTCTTCACAGATAGCTGGTAAGTTTAGTACCACCCACGTGTTGGGGTCGATACATCCACCAGCCCGTAATGTCTGGATGGCTTCATTTGCGTCAATGTAGGGTTCATTCTCTTGTATAATACCATGAAGGTCATGTATATCTAGCCGCTGTGCTATTACAACCATGATAGGGGGTAATCCATTACTCCGTGTCTCTAGACATGTCTTAGCTACACCCTCAAACCATTCTTCAAGGTTGTACTGTATAGTTTTACTCCGAGCCTCCTTCGGACTCTTAATCGGATCATCAACTACGAATAGGTTAGCTCCGAATCCCATTATGGAACCCGCCGACCCAACTGCCAACATCTGGCCGCTATACGGCTTTTTCATATTGAACTTGTTATTCGCCTTACTATCCTCTGCTAATTCAACATTGTAGGGTGATAATTGTCCATAATGTTTAATTATGTTCTTACAATCCTTACCGAACTGACTGGCGAGGAGTTGGCTGTAACTTGATAAGATAACATTATCATCAGGGAAGTGTGCTAAAAAGTAGCTCGTGAAATTCTTACTTATCAACGTTGATTTGCCATGTCTACGAGGTATGCTTAGTAATATTTTTGATACTTTTCCCTGTATAGCGTATTGCAGGAATTCTATGATTAAAACGTCAAAGTTTCGGGGTCTCCACTTTCCCTCATGTATAAGGATGCTCCACCGCCCCAATCCCAGTACTCCATGGTTCATAGGTGGATCCCCTTCGTTAAACTGCGGTATGACGAAATAATGAGTAACAATATAAAATAAAAATTGAACATTTACATAAAAAAATAGTAATTTTTAATTCTTTTTTATTAATTTGTTCATAAATTCTAGTTCTTTCTCATGAAACTCTGCATTAGTCAGGTCAATATCCATATTAGTATTCTGTTCAACTTTGAGATGACTTAATATTTCGCCCTGCGCAGTCTTAACTACTTCCTGTGCTGAACGTAGAGCATCACCAAGATTTTTCAGGTCATAATCACGGACAGATCCACCCTTATCCAGTAGATCATTATTTATTTTGATCTTCCGTCTAATTAATTTCCGCAATTCTTCGCCGGTGGATTCAAACTTCTGGTCACTTGCAACTATGTCTTCTGCTTCTCTCTCTGTCTTTTTCTCTGCTACTTTTTTCTCGATCTTTACCGAGATTTTCTCTTTTTCGCCTTTCCAGTTCTCGTTTTTGGCTCTTGTTCCTATTGTTCCTTTTCCGCATCCGTGGATTTTGCATAGTTCTTCTTGTGTGGGGTAGTGTTTGGTTCCGTCTTCTTGGTTTATTCCGTAGATGTATTGGTTTTTTATGGTTTCCCAGTTATATTTTGGCATTGTGTGTTCACCGAGTTTTTTTTTAATCGCTTTGTGGGTTTGTTTTGAGGCTTTGGTCTATGATGTTTTCTATGATTATATTTTCTATGTTTACTAGTTCGCCGTCACAGTATGGGCAGGTTATTTCTATTATTCGGCCTGTGACAGTGTCTATCTTGCCGTAGTTGTTTATTAGGTGTTTGGAGGTGGGGTTGGTGGGTGTGAGTGATATTGTTAGGCTGCAGTTGTTGCAGCTTAGTATCAATGTTATATCCCCCTTTTTCTGTATTTTCTGTTTTATAGTCCTTTTTCGTGTACTACTTCTTTTAATTCTTTTAGGAAGTTTTTGAATTCTTTTTTGTCGCTCATTTCACCGTTTAGTGCTGCTATCCATGTTAGTACGAAGTCTGTCTTGGTTTCGAGTCTTGCGAGTCGTTGTATCATGTTGATAATGAAAAAGGCTACCATGACGGTGGGGCTGATGATGGCTAGGAGTATTTCTATGGTTGTCATTGTTGATCATTGGTTTTTCTTTTTTATTCTTCGATTAGGACTGGTTCAGTTTCTGCATTTCTTGGTTTAATATAGTCATAGCTGTATGCTATGATTGCTAGGATGAGGGGGAGGTATTGTATTACTCCTAATTTTTCGGCTAAATCCCGTACAAGTTCGGGGTTGCTTAGTAAAAATCCATATACGACTGCTACTATTCCTATTATATAGGTGGATAAAGTTCCTTGGTCTATTTCCATAATTATCGCCTCCGATTCCAATTATTTTATAAAATGAGTATTAATTAGTCAAATTGGGGGGATAAATTTAGAATTAGTGGCTGAATCACCCGGTTAGGTGTGTTTATCCCCCTCAGTATATAACAATAAAAAAAATGGTTTAATAAAATTATTGTGTACGCTTTAAAAGTACCTCATCGACACGTACCGGCACACCCGCAACGTATAAAGGCGGACTCATACCTGTTACCAGTCCGCAGGCTTTACAGTTGATAATATAGTCTGGTTCAATGTCAAAACGTGTGCTCCCACACTCGGGGCATGTCTGACTCACATTTTTGGATTCGCAGGATGTGCAGATAAGATAACGTTCCCTGTATGAGAATATTACGTGCTCCTCTAATATCACATTTTGTGATCCGCAGTGGTTGCAGCGGTATCCGTTCACGTCCTGTATTTTACGCTTTTTTTCAACGTTTACGGGTTTGTATTGTGTAGATACGGTTTTGGTTATAATCTGGTCGCCTCACATATAATATATATAAAAATGTGTTATTCTTCTACACTATTAATATGGACTCGCTGTGCGAGTGTTTGTTTGGTCATGAAATGTTTATTCAGTTTGATTAGTAGGCTTGCATACTTATCCGTAGTTAATCCTTGTGTTTTACATATATTATACTCTTCTGGTGGCCTGTATCTTGTATTGGCCGATTTTACATAGAATGAAAGGAATAGTATGATTAGTTCCATGCTGCAGTTACTGCATAATTTGTTCAGGTCCGGTATGGTGTGTATGAGGTAATATATTTGTTCGGCTAATTCTCCACGGTATCTATACCCTTTTCTGGTTACATGTTGCCTTGGTATGTTCAATTCTTGCAT